GTCTTCGATAATAGACTTAGCTTCCTGTAAAGATATATTGCCCCCGTCTTTATTAACTTGAGACCATATCTTGTTTGGTCCTGCTCCGTACATAATACCGAAAGTAATAGCTTTTGCAAACTGCCTGTCAAGAGGGTACAAATCTGCTACTTCCTCCACCTTGCATGGCAGTCTAAACACTTTCTTAGCGATAGCAGAGTGAAAATTGCCCCTATCAATAAATACTTGTTGAAGAGCTTTATCTCTCGACAGTACCGCAGCGACGTATACCTCTGCGGTGACTAAGTCGCCCGAGACTATTTTCCAGCCTGGAGCAGCTAAAATAGCTCCTTTAACAAGAGGGTTGTCTCTTGGGAATTGTTGGGCGTTGAGCTTTCCGCTAGAGGTTAGTCTGCCGGAAGACGCTATATGTAAGTTAAATCCGGTGCGAATTCTAGAATCGTTATCTAGTTGTGGAAGAATCTTATCAATATAAGTATTCTTTATTTTTGTCATTTTACGGATAACACTAATAAGTCTAGGGACTTCATGCTGGAGACCTAGCTCTTTTAAAACCTCAGCGTCCGTAGAATCTGCTTGTTTCTCAGTTTTCTTACCTGTAGGAGTAAGTCCAATATAGTCAAATAACAACTTACGTAATTGCAGAGTACTATTAGGGTTAAAGTCCCCATGCTCTGCTATAAAACGCTTTACTTCTTCGTGCTCTCTGAGCTGTTGTACTGTATTGTAGATTTCTGTTTGTAGTTTATTTTGGGCAAACATAAGCCTCTCGCGACTAAACGGGATGCCTGTGTCTTGCATTTTTACTAGAAATCTGGTAGCAGGTATTAATATATTATAATATACGTTACGAAACTTATCGTTTTTAATTATTAAAGTGTTAAACTTTTTATGTAAAAGAAACGTTACTACTGAGTCTATGGCGGCATATGTTTTTATGACTTCAAATGGAATCATTCCATAGTTAAAATCTGCTTTTAATACGCCTCGTTTTTTCTTGTATTCTTCAATCCAATCGTGCATAGGCTTTTCATAGTCGCCATACTTTGTATATTTTAAAGCGAGCTGTTTCAACCCATGAGTACCTACAGTTTCATCTAACACATAATGTTGAAGCATTGTATCTTCAAAGTGGGGGAACTTAAAATTAAATTGGTACTCGAAAAACCCGATATCGAACTTGGCGTTATGAAAAACTACAATTTTCTTGTCGAAAAGGCGCTGAAGTGCGCTTTCCACTTCTTCGTCGATTAAATCTGCATCTATATAAGCACCGTAGTCATCCTTATAGGATATCGAAATACCCAGTATATGACCGTTACGAGGGTACAGATCGGTAGTTTCAGAGTCTAAACTAATGAAAATTTCTGGGTATTCGTATGCGTCGTTGATATAAGCAAGCGCCGTATCTTTGTCTGTTATACCTATTGCTACGCCGTCATCAATAACTGTTTGTTGTATCGCGCCAGATATTATACCTATGATGTTACTCTGGGAGTCGAGCCATAATTTTTCTGCCTCAGGCTTAAAAGCTAACATGGCGGGATTCATTACGGGTATGAACTTATCATCTACAATCTTCCCACTGTATTCTGTAACAGACCTGATATTAGTATAGAACTTGGTCGACTCCGAACCCACTAATATAACCCATTCATATTTATCAGTATCTAGTTGTATATCTACGTCCTTCTTCAGTACTTTCGTAACTGACGGGTCTGAACATAAAACAAACTGATCAAATTCAAACTCGCCCTTAAATAGTTTATTGTAATTATTTCTACTCGATTTAGCCTCAACTATTGCTACTCTAGCCATACATTATTTCTCTTAGTTTTTGTACTTGATTAAAAGTTAATTCGCCAGGGTCCTTCCCCAGTGGTAGGTTCCGTATGATAGCTTCCATACCAGTCTTCTCTATAATTTCCTTTGCAACCTCTGCCCCCGCTTTGCCTGCGTCATCTGCGTCGTATAATATATCTACTCCTGTAACTCCCTGTAATTTAACTAAGTCAAAGCTATCTTCCTTAACTGTATTACACCCGAACGTAGTTACTGCGTTTAACATTCCTTTGTCATGTAAATTTAACATATCAAATATGCCTTCTACAATGACTATTCTACCTAGAGTTGGAAGTACTTGAGGAAATAAGGGCAGAGTCACTCCTCCGGGATGAATTAAATATCTCTTTTGCAGAGTTCCTGTGTCATCTCTACCCATAAAACAAACTATTTTTCTAGTTATATCTCTTATAGGAAAGACTATTCTATTAATGAAGTGAGGCTCAGCGCTTTTAAAAGCTTCAAACTTAATGTAAGTCTCTGCTGAAATACCTCTCCAGGTACCGATATATGGAATCATATCTTTAGGTAACGGGTAGCCCACGCTATCTTGCCTTATTTTATTTATCTTTCTTTTTAGTCTTTCTCGCGCTAAATCTAGTTTATGTGGCTTTATGCCATAAAAATTAAATATATTGCCCTTGTACCCACAAGCTAAACAATTGAATATGCCCAGTACCTTGTCAATCCTCATACTAGGATTATTATCTTCGTGGTCTGGGTTGAGGCATGAAACTAGAAAGTCATTGCCACTAGGCTTAAACGATATTTTTTCGTGCGTTAACAGCTCTTCTACGTTCATAGATCACTTGTTGGTTCACCAGATTTTTTAACAGTTTCTTTAGTACTTGGAATATCCATAGACTCTGGTCCTATTTTAAGTGTTTGCCAGTTTAAAGAAGAGGTAAATCCTTTTACCTCCGCATTTCTCATTTTTGAACAACTAAAAGTTATACAATTATCTTCTTTATCATGCGTATTAAGAGTAAACGCGGCGTCACACGCATCTAGGATACCTTTAGCAAACCGTGCTTCTCCAGAAGCGTCTATCTGATAGGGGGCAATAATAGGTATTTCATAGTGCTGGGCTAAGCTTTTTAGGTTCTTACTTACTTCTATTTGTTCGGTCCAATCGTATTGCCCGAACTTAGTGTGCGCTCCGGGGGCATGCCTTTTTACTTGGTTTATATAGTCAACTATAATAGCTCTAGGCTTTATCATAGTTACCTTTTTGTCTATTTCACTCCTGATTTTAGATAGAGATAAGGTAGGATCATATATAATATCTACTTGTACTTCTTTTAGTGGTTTCTTTATTACTTGTTCATGGAACTGATCAAACGAGTGATGTACTTGATAGTCTTTATACGCCGTCTCCCCCTCTTCAAACCTGTTAGACCACCACTTAGCTACTTTATCCCACTCTGTAAGAGTAAGCTTTCTGTTCTTAATAGCAGTCATGCTTATATTTGTAGAAATAGCGCATATACGCTGTAATATAGTTCTTGAGTCCATTTCTATAGTGAAATAAATCACAGAATTTTTAGAATCAAATATATTGGCTGCTATATTAGCACAAGTAAGCGATTTTCCGGCTCCTCTCATACCCCCAACTAATATAAGATCCTTTGGAGAGAATTGTATTTCTAAATCGTATTCGTCATTCAAACTTAAAGGTATATTTTTCGCTCTTTCTTCTTCCGAAGAAAATAATGGTAGACGCCTCATATCGTTATCAGGTTCTTTTAGGTCTACCTTAGTCTCTACGTCTAATACAATATTCTGTAGATTTGATATGCTTTCTTCTGCATTATCAATAGCAATTGACGTGTCTACGTACTTTTCAAGTTGAGATAATATTTCAACCTGAGTAAATTCATTTTTAATGTAGTCTAATAGCTGACTACTTGGTATATCTACATCCTCGGCCTTTTCTATACTATATACTTGACTTAAAGTAACTTTATCTCTAACGGATAACTTTAAGTCTTCAAAGCTGGGTAATGACGCATATTTAGAAAAGTGGGTTTCTATTACGTCGTGTATTCTTGCATATTCTTCGGACAGGTAATGTTTTTGCAGGTTGGTCCACACGTCCACATCATGATCAGCAATAATTTTTCTGATGAGAACGGAGCCCAGGTTCAATTTTACTCTCCTATATTTTTATAAACGAAGAAAAGAAAGCGAGGAACTTACGCCCCTCGCTTTCTTTATTTACAGGCTATGTAAAACTAGCTGGCTGCTTTTTCTTTGCGAGAAGCACCATTATAGTTAGCTGCAACTAGGCCGCGACGAGTTAACATGGTTTTGATACCACGAACTGTTTTGCCGAGCTTTTCTGCAATGTCTTCTACTGACAGATTGCTGATATCGCCAAGACTTTCCAGAGGATCTTCTTGGTTGGCAGACTTAACATCACGTTGCTTAGGAATCTGTTCGATTTTCTTAGTACGCAGTAGGGACAGAGCCTTTCCACGGATGCTATTGATCGGACGATTCAAAGCGTCGGCAATTTCTTCAACGAAGGCGCCTTTAGCTACCATTTTCAAGAAAATAACTTCTTCGGCATCCGAATAGGTCTTAACCGATTCAGGCTTCGGAGTTGGGCGGACATGCTCAGTCAGTTCCATCGAGAGCACTTTACCTTGAACTTGCTTAGGCGAGAACGCACCGTCTTCGAACTGTTCTGCCAACTCACCGTAAGTGTACTTACCACTGTTACCGGTAACAAGAGCCGACAGTTCGGCCGCTTGTTCGTCGCTAAAAGCTTTTTGTACGTTTGCCGATGCGAGTTCTACATCAACTCCCATTTTTCGCAGTTTGCTAGAAACTGAACGAGCTGAGGTTTCAAACTTTTCTGCAGCTTCTGCTACAGTACTTTGGGAAACTGGACTTTCCGATCCGACAAAACTTTGCAGGTCTTCGGTACGTTCTTCAGTCCACTTTGGAAGGGTCTTACTCATAAAATATCTCCTAGATAATCTTTAAGATTTGTTACAATTGTTATGCCGTTTTCTAAGGCTTTTTTAGTTTTTGCGGATTCTACTCCGCTCTCATTTACCAGTATACTTACATCTTTCGTTAGAGAATCTTTAACTCTGTAGCCTGCGAGTTCAAGTGCAGTAGTAGCTTCTGCTTTATTTTTAAAAGAAGATAACTTCCCACTTATACATACAACGCCGTTACTTGCACTAGTCGTTCTCTTTTTAACAGTGAAGTTAAAAGGTAAATTCAGATAACTATCCGAAATTACATACCACCAGTGTAAAAGATTCTCAGTTGCTTTCGGGCCTAAACCCGCTTCTGCGCAAGTTGATCCGTCGATATCCTCGATACACGAAATAACTTTGCAGATTTTTTTACTTGCGGTATCTCCAATGAGAGGTATACCGAAGGCTGGAAGTAAATCTTCCAATGAAGCCCATGTTGAGGCTTGAATTTCATCATCTAGCTTCTTAGCGAGCTTTTCTGACCCTAGACATTCTTCTATATAGGCCAAATCTAATTGATAGATCTGTTCAATACATTGAAGGTCTAACTTTTCTATGGTTACTGGCCCTAGCCCCTTTATCCTAAGGGTTTTAGCCCAGTGTTCCACTCTTTTCGAGTTTTTAGCAGGACAGTCGGTAGACTTACAATATAATGCATCATTAACCCATACCAAGTGCGAGAGACAGCTCGGGCAGTTAGTAGGAGGTGATATAGTTCTTAGGTTCGTAAGCATTGCCGCTTTTCTCATCTTGAAATACTATTATAGGGTAGTTTAGCTGAAAAGTCAAGACTTATTTTTCTCAGGGTCTAATACTCTTTCGATAATACGAGGTATAATATCCCCGCTGCGAATTACTTTAATTTTACATCCTTCTTCTAGGCCCAGAGCTTCGATATATTTCATATTATGAAGAGTCGCTTTGGATACCCTCGCCCCGTCAACTTCTACTTCATCAAAGTTACCTACAGGGGATACTACTCCCGATCTGCCTACATTCCACGTAACAGATCTTAACGTAGTTACTACCCCCTCTTTTTGCTTTTTCAGTGCGTAGGCACCCCTAGGGTGATGTGCCGTGTACCCCATTTCCAAAAACTTCTTATTATCATATACCCTGTATACGAACCCATCAGAGGGGAAAAAATCTTTAGTTACATCAAGAACCGTTAGAAAGCCTTGTTCTATAAGCCAATATAAATCTTCAGTATAACTGAGATTTTTAACTGGTTGTACCCCATACGCTACAAAAGATAGATTACGGGTTTTGAACTCGTCTACAGACTTAAGATTTAAAGCTCCGGCTGCGTAGTTTCTGGCATTTTTAATAGTCGCGGGGGCGACCACCTCTCCAGTAATTTGAACTATCGGAGCGTTTACTCTAATTGAATTAGGCACTAAAGTTCTCATATTTTCGGTAATAGGTTGCCCACAGCTACCGTCCCCACGGGTCAGTGCCATAGTGAGCTTACCGTCGATATAAGTTAGAGATACTGCGGCCCCGTCAAGCTTAACGCTGATGTAAGCGTCCTCGGAGTCGAAAGGAAGGGGGTCCCCCTCATATACCTTTTGTAAGGAGTATAAAGGGTAGACGTGAGCAATACCTGAGGCGGCTTTAGCGCCTAGTTGAATATAATTATTTTGCTCAGCTAAAGCGTCAAATTCTTCGTCTGATATAACAGGCTGCCCTTCATAATACTTCTTAGCAGCAAAACCCATGAAGTCTTTAATAGCCATAGAACCTCCAGTGAAGTATATATTATAAACAAGTTTTAGACTAAAGTCAAGAGTTATTTTTGATATATCTCTGATAATAGTTCTTTAAAATGTTCTATAATAATATCTCTACTTTCGGCAAGCGATAGTATTTCTACTAAGCCTATAAATAGTTCTTTAGTATTTTG